GTCATTTGCGGGCCCTTTGACTGTATCGGTCGATGTAATCAGCTTCGCTCCAATCAGGCGCTCTATCCAGTATAATCGTAGCAATTACATGGCTTTAATCGGGGCGGTAGGATCACTTTATGTCAGAAGCAACCCAACCCATCGGTGTGATCGCCAAGCTGCTTGATCTGTCAGAACGGCGGGTCCAACAGCTGAGCCGGGAGGGGGTGATCCCCAAAGCGGAGCGCGGCCAGTATGATCTGATTGGGTCGGTGCGTGGCTATGTGCGCTACCTGCGTGATCAAGCGGTCAAGGCGCAGGCTGGCGCGCCAGACTATATGGCAGAGCGGGCACGGTTTATCCGAGCGCGCGCTGATCTGTCCGAAATGGAAGCTGAGGAAAAGCGCCGATCTCTGATCGCAGCAGACCAGATTGAGGCTGCCTGGATCGCCGTGCTCGCACTTCTAAGAACCCGCCTGTTGTCGCTGCCGGATCGGCTGGCCCCGCAGGCTTTTGACCAATCAACCGTCGGAGACACCCGGAACCTGATCCGTGCCGCCATCCGCGAGGTGCTAGATGATCTCGCAGAGCCAGACGTCCAACTCGAAGCTGATCTTGAGCTTGCGGGGCTCCCCGATCCTGAAGCGGACGGTGGCAAGGGCACTGGCGGTGCTGCGACCACCGCCGGACCTGACGATCAGTGACTGGGCGGATCAGAACCGGCGGCTGAGTTCTGAAGCCAGCGCGGAACCGGGCCAGTGGCGCACAAGCCGGGCCGAATACCAGCGCGGCATCATGGACGCGATCTCCGATCCGGCGGCGGAAACCGTCGTGATCATGTCCAGCAGCCAAATTGGCAAATCGGAGTCGCTTTTGAACATGGTCGGCTACCATATCGACCATGACCCAGCGCCAATCATGGTGGTCATGCCAACGGAGCGGGATGCTGAGACTTGGTCAAAGGACCGCTTCTCGCCGATGGCGCGGGACACCCCGTGTTTGCAAAACAAGATTGCCAATCCCAAATCACGCGATGGCAACAACAAGATCCTGCACAAGCGCTTTCCTGGCGGCCATCTGACCATCGTAGGCGCCAACGCGCCCTCAGGCCTGGCCAGCCGCCCGATCCGGCTCCTGCTGTGCGACGAGGTGGACCGCTATCCGTTCAGCGCAGGCGCTGAGGGTGATCCAGTCAATTTGGCGCGCAAACGGACAGTGACATTCTGGAACCGCAAGATCGTGCTGGTCTCGACGCCGACGAACAAGGGGGCCAGCCGGATCGAGACAGCGTTTGAGGAAAGCGACCAGCGCCGGTTCTGGGTGCCGTGCCCCGAATGTGGGGCGGAGCAGATCCTGACCTGGCCGCAGGTGCGTTGGGACAAGGGTGAAGACGGCAGCCATAAGCCAGACACGGCGCGATATCATTGCGTGGACTGCGATGCAGCTTGGCGTGATGAGACCCGCTGGGCGTCGGTCTCAAAAGGGCACTGGGTGGCAGAGCAACCTTTCGAAGGCACGGCCGGGTTCCATCTCAACGAGATCTATTCGCCCTGGGTCCGGTTGGCGGCGATGGTCAAAACCTTCCTGTCAGCGCGGGCTGGGGGCGATGACATGATGAAGACCTTCATCAATACCTCGCTGGGCGAGACCTGGATGGAAAGCGGCGAAGCGCCAGACTGGCAGCGCTTGCAGGGTCAGAAGGAAGAGTGGACACCCGGCACTGTGCCCGCGGGTGGATTGTTTCTGACCGCCGGTGCGGATGTGCAGAAAGACCGGATCGAGGTTGATGTCTGGGCCTGGGGGCGCGGCCTGCAAAGCTGGCTTATTGATCATGTGGTGATCGAGGGTGGCCCTGGCGATCCGGCATGCTGGCAGAAACTCTCTGAGCTTCTGGGACGAACATGGGCCCATCCCAGCGGCCAGCACCTCGCAATCGCGAAGCTGGCCATAGACACCGGCTATGAGACCAGCGCTGTCTATGCCTGGGCACGGCAGGTCGGCTTTGGCCAGGTCGCACCGGTCAAGGGTCTTGAGGGGTTCAATCGCGCCAGCCCGGTGACAGGGCCGACCTTTGTCGACGCAACGATTGGCGGCAAGCGTCTGCGGCGCGGTGCGCGTTTGTGGTCTGTGGCAACCTCAACGTTCAAGGCCGAAACCTATCGCTTCCTGTGGCAGGACCGTCCGACGCCGGAGGAAATCACCGCCGGTGCTTCGTTTCCTGCGGGAACGGTGCATCTGCCCAGCTGGGCAGACAGCGAATGGCTCAAGCAGCTAACGGCTGAGCAGCTGGTCACAGTCAAGAACAAGCGCGGGTTTGCAAAGCTGGAATGGCAAAAGCTGCGCGAGCGCAACGAGGCGTTGGATTGCCGTGTTTATGCGCGGGCTGCAGCGTGGATCGCAGGTGCCGACCGGTGGTCGGACGCGCGGTGGGCGGAGTTGGAGCGGCAGCTAGCGGTGGAAGCTGGCGGACCAGCAGGTGATGCAGTTGCGAAACCAACGCCGCGTCCGTCAGCGCGGCGGCGAACAATGCGATCAACTTATATGGGGTGATTA